CTATATTATTGACTTCTACTATAAGATGAGCAGTCTCCCATTCTGGAGGATATGTTTATCGCTGTTTAATCTTTCACAGCAACTCGTAAATTCTGAAGACGGGCCTGATGTTCCGTGGAAGAAGTGGAAGTATGCTAAGTACTTCTATTCAATGGATTTACTAACTATGCAATTTTCTCGTAAGTTACGTGTAGGTCTTAAGACTATGCAAGTAACTATGCATTACAAAAATGTACAGGAATATGATGGTGACTTTGGAGCCCCTATTCCAGTTGGCAAGATAGACGAGATGATAGCATACAACATTAACGATGTTGAATCTACTACAGAACTATTGAATAAGTTATCGAAAGATATCGAGTTAAGGCTCTTTATTGAGCAAGAGCATAGTATTGATTGTTTATCAATGGATTCTGTTAAGATGGCAGAAACCTTTCTTCTTGAGAAATTCTCAGAGAGGTCTGGTATTCCGAAAAATGTTATAAAGGAAATGCGTTCTCCAATGGATTGGATTCCACTGAAGGATGTAATCCTGCCATTTATAAAATATAAAAACCCAAAGTTACAGAGTATCTTAGAGGAAATGAAGGAACAGGTAGTTTACTCTAAGGAACGAAAAGGCTACGAGAAGAAGTTCGTTCTCTCGAATGTGGTATATTCTATAGGTGTTGGTGGTATTCATACTATTCATACTCCTAAGATATTCCTTCCCAAGGCTGACGAGTTTATAGGGCATGCAGATGTGGCAAGTATGTATCCCTCTTTACTTATCGAATATAATTTCGGACCTCGTCAGGGTGGAGAAATATTTCGCGAACTGTTTGCCCAGTTGAAAGCTGAACGGCTAGAAGCGAAACGTACTGGTCAGAAAGTTAAGAACATGTTCCTTAAGATTGTGCTTAACTCACCTACTGGCAAAATGCAACAAGAAGTAAGCTGGATGTATGATCCATTTAACGTATTCCGTATACGTATAAATGGTCAATTGATACTTCTTTTGCTCGTAGACAGGCTTTTAAGTCTCGGATGTGAAATTATTCAGTGTAACACCGATGGCGTTGTCTACAGGGCTAAAAAGGGCCTTAAACAGGCGATTTCAGACGCTATTAAGGAAGTGGAAAACCTTACTAGGTTGGAATTTGAATCTGACGAATACGAAGCATTCTATCAATACGCAATTAATGACTACTTTGGTGTCTTAAAAGGTGGTGAGATAGAGGAAAAGGGTATGTTTATTACTAAAAATAAGTTAGGCAAAGGACTTGCTCCGGTAGTAATACCGAAGGCAGTGATAAACTACTTTGTGAAAGGAGAAGCAATCGAAGAATTTATTAAATCTGATGGAGACATCAGGGACTTCTTAATGTCCCAACAAGTCGATAAGAAGTTCAGTGTACTGCACGGGGAAAATCGAGTACAGCGCATTAATAGATTCTACGCAAGTACCAACGGAGAATATTTGTTTAAAGTAGACGAAGAAGGTAAAGAAAACAATATGCTAACAAAATCAGGAGTAACAATCCTGAATGAGTTATACGACACTACTGTAGAAGGTCGTAAGATTAACTACAGGTACTATATCAGTGAAGCCAAAAAAATAGTTGCAGACTTTACTGAACAGCAACTAAGTTTATTTAACGATCAGCAAGTATGATTATTGAAGTAAACACAAAAATCCTGGACGAGTTTCCAGGTTTATCTATGAATCAGTTAGTATTCCTAAGTATGATATTGGGTAAGAATCAACCAAAATATCAAGACGTCCGCTCCGTTATCAGCCTTATAAGCGACGAAGAAATATCATACTTAATAGAACAGGAACTCATCACCTCGATTGAGAGAGATGAGAGTATAACATATCAACCAACAGATAAGCTTGTCAAAGCAGTTCTTCCAAGTAAGGATTATTTTGATATCTTCTATGATATGTATCCTGTATATGTCATGCGAAGTGATGGAACAAAGAGTTATTTGCGTGCAAACGTGAATAAGTGTCGTCATTTCTTCAATACGAAATGCGGGAAGAGTACAGCAATGGCTGAGCATATAATAAAGTGCTTAGACTTTGAAATATCTAAACGTATGCGCGAAGGCAGTCTCAGTTACATGATGACTATGTGGAATTGGTTAACACGTAGTCAATGGGAGGCAGTCGAAGAAGAGATGAATGATACAACTAAATCTGTCAATACCTATGGAACAGAACTTATCTAATGTAGTCCGCCCAATGAAGGTGGTAGCTCAAGAAGCTATCAACTATATAGAAGGTAGACGAAAACATGAGGTTACATCCTTACGAACCAGATGGGTAAAGTTCAATAGGCAGTGTATGGGAGGTATTGAACCAAATACCGTTATTACCATAGCTGGTATTTCGGGATCAGGCAAATCGTCATTTGCGAATTGCCTAGCTACTGATATAATAGATCTTAATCCTGATGAGGATGTAATAGTTCTAAACTTCTCGTTAGAGATGGTTGCATTTAGGCAAGTTGGAAGGACGCTTTCTAATAAGCTCAGGAAAACGACTTCGACTTTGTATAGTTCGGAAACGGACCTTGACGACCAGACTTTTGGTCAGGTAATAAGAGTATGCAATCAGCTAAAGGAGTATCCTATCTACTTTGTAGATATGCCGACTACTCCCATGCAAGTCCAAGAAATTATATCTAACTTCTATAATACTCACGTAAAGGGTACTAAGAAGCACTTTGTGATCCTTTACGATCATGCATTGCTGACTAAACCTATAGGAACTGTATTGGAAACAATTGCAGAACTGCAGCGAGTATTTATTCAAGTGAAGAAACTTCCCTTGACGTCTGTGATACAAATAGCACAGATGAATAGAAATATAGAAGCGCCAGAAAGGATTAACAATCCTCTATCGCATTATCCGATGAGGAGTGATTTATCATCGTCCGATGCAATTTTCCAAGGCAGTGATTATGTCATGGCTCTACATCGACCAGAGATATTGAACATACAAGAATATGGTCCAAATCATTTACCGGTACAAAACAAGGTGTATATTCACATCTTAAAGAACAGGGATGCTGGTAAGCCTTGTATCCTTGAGTTCGAAAACGACCTAATGTTTAATAATCTCATAGAATGTTAATGCGTCGGACTAGTATTAACAATTTAAAAGAAAGGCTGAATTATGACAAAGTATACTTTTTCTCTTAAGAATAATCCCAACACATTTTACGCTCCCAAGTATAACTCTACCGACTATTCTAAGGTTCTTGATGACCTTATTGCTGCTGATATAAAGGAGAAGAATCCGTGGTTGTATACTACTAGCAGTAGTTATAACACTAATAGTGATAACACTACTATTAAGATTAAGCTGAATGGCTTCAACAAGCCCAGTGATGATCTGGAGACTGCTTTCTTGTTTGGCGGTAACAACAAGACTTATACTCTGACTGATGCGTTCTCATTCCTTAAGAACTTGGCATTTACTTGTCCGTTCAAGAAGAATACTACGTATAAGCTGAGTAACGGTGATTATATTGAGATTACTGATGATTACATTCACATCAATGAGAAGATGTATTTCTTCAATCTGATGGACGATGCTTTCTTCTATAATCTGAGTAATAAGATGAAGAAGACTATTGCTACTATTTATGTGGATGGTCTGAAGATTACGATTAAGAAATAATTTAGATACGAAAATTATGAGCTTAGTACTACCTACACAACCAGTTCCTGCGAAATCAGTTAATCCGTCGTATTTGATACTATACGGTTTGCCGAAATCAGGAAAGACTTCATGTGTAGCTCAGATACCTAACAACCTCATTATAGATCTAGAGGGCGGTTCTACGTTCATTGATGCACTTGCTATACAAGCACGCACCATTAACGATCTAGGTGAGATTGCTCAGGCTATTCGAGCGAAAAATGAAGAAGTTGGACACAACTTTTATAAACATATTACAATTGATAATGCTACTCGTCTTGAGGACATCTGCATGAGTTATGCCTGCACGTTATACAGGCAGACAGAATTAGGGAAGAACTGGAAAGGAACTGACGTAACTACTCTTGCACGTGGTGCTGGATATGGTTATCTTCGTACAGCAGTAAAGAAGGTAATTGACATGTTCAAAGAACTCTGTGACGAGTTTATACTTATAGGACATGTCAAAGATAGTATCACCGATAAAGATGGCCAAGAGGTCAACGCCAAGGAAATCGACCTTGTTGGAAAACTTGGCAAAATCGTATGTGGCATGGCAGATGCCGTCGGATACGTCTATCGTAAGGACAATGAGACTCACATCAGTTTTAAGTCCGGAGGAGATGGAACTATTATGGAGGCGCGTGCCCGCCATATCGCAGGTAAAGACATCGTCATTGCCACAGGCAATGAAGACGGCAGTATAACAACATATTGGGATAAAGTTTATAAACCTGAATAAAATCTAAGGAACTATGTATAGTACAAAAACAGCAACAACCAACAATCAGGAGTTTAATAGCTCCTATATGCCAGTAGGTATCAATGAGAATATAACCTTGAAAGAGGTGAACGTTAGTAAGACACAGAATGGTCGTGACTTCTTAGAGATTATCTTTGAGAATGCAGATGGTCAGACAGCAACTATGACTGAGTGGAAGAATGAGAAGAATATGTGGATTAAAACGGATGAAGATCTTCAGAAACGTGATAATCAGCAGTTCGGTCGTATTCTACAGGTAATAGATGCTTGTAATGGTGGTCATGTAGACTTTGAGGGTTCCTCATTTGTTGAAATGATAAATTGGGTTAAGCAGCAGCTTATATCTGATAAAACACCTTTACGTATAAAGGTCATCTACGATAAGAATGGCTATACTCAGGTGTCTAAGAACGGTGTTTTTGTCGAATCTATGGATATTGCAGAGTCGCAGATTAAGCTTTGGAAGAACGATCTTCTGGAGCGTCCCGTCCAGCCTGATAAGGAGGACGATCCGCTCGGTACAACAACCGCTCCGGTGACTGCAGACTCTAACACAGGTGCTGACGACCTACCTTTTTAATATATTCTTACCTACTTCCGATTGGGAAATAAAACCTTATCGTGAATACAAAGGTAAAGGATTATTAGAACAAATGGTCAGTGGTGGAGGTTGACAATCCGTCAACCCCTTCAAATATAAACAATTCGAGGGTAGTGGGTTGAGGAAAGGATGTAGGCTTACCGAGTATATAAAAGGCCTGCGTGTAGAATTGTTTATGGAATCAGTAGTCTAGAGGTTATGACGGTCAACTACAAGATAGTTGACGGATTGTGGGGTTCGATTCCCCACCTGATTACACAAAGCTTAAGCTTATGTATAGTACAAAAACAGCTATTACTTTTACAATGAGTCTAAAAGACTTGTTGGAGAAGGTGAGCGACTATGACATATATAGCTATTATCTAGGGCCTATAAAGCCAAAGAAGCTGATTAACAGCCCTTTGAGGCCTGACGATAAAATCCCTAGTTTTGCTATATTTCCTAGTAAGACTGGAGGATTATTGTTCAAAGACCATGGTACTGGGGAAGCAGGTAATGCTACCAAGTTCATGAAGCTGTATAAGAACATTCAAACACGCGAAGAAATGGAGCGTGAGCTCCTTAAAATAGTCAAGCAGATAAATCCTACACAAACAGTCCGAAAGGCCGTCAGAGTGGCTGAAAATGCGTCTGAGACGGATATAGGGATTGTTAGACAACCATTTACGGAAGTAGACAAGAAATACTGGAAGCAATTCCATATTTCTATGGATACGCTTAAGAGATTTGATGTTTTCAGTATTAAATACTTCCTGTGCAACAACATTGTACGAGGAAAGTATAAGGAAGATAATCCTATGTATGCTTATAAAGTAGATGACAGGTTTAAAATCTATCGTCCGCTCGCAAGTAAGTATACTAAATGGAGAACTAACTTAAATAATGGAAATGTTCAAGGTTATAGACAGCTACCTGAATTCGGGAATGTCCTGTTTATAACTAAGTCTCTTAAAGATGTAATGTGTTTGTATGAAATGGGATTTTGCGCTGTATCGCCATCCAGTGAGACCACCTTTATACCGAACAGTGTATTGGAAGATCTCCGAAGGCGATTCAAGACTATTATCATCCTGTTTGACAGAGATGAGGCTGGCGTCAAGAATGCAAGACGGTGCAGCAAAGAACATAAGCTAAATGCTATGTTCGTTCACAAGAAGTTTAAGGCAAAGGACGTATCCGATGCTGTTAAGGCTAACGGATTCTCCATTGTCAAGGATTGGTTAACTAAAACAACAGAAAGATATGTTAAGTAATATTATTATATGTGCGACTAGTCTCGTATGTGGTTTCATATGTGGAGTACTGTTTGATTCTCATATGTGGGTGTCAAATTATAAGAAAAATAAGAGAGCAGTAATTATTCTCTTTGAAAAGTATTCTCATGCAATCTAAAGGAAGGGTTAAGAATGCGACTAAGGTCGATGCGTATGGGCTACATTTTCGTAGCAAACTCGAAC